TCACCAGCTCTACTAAAAATTACATTCTCATCGGATATAAATCCAAGTCTATTTTTATGAAAGAAAACACCATTAATAGTTTGTCCTACAAAACTTGGGTCAGGAACTGATTCTAAATCCCCTACAGTTCTGTCATCATAAGTAGCTCTGTCAAACGTAAATGCACCACCAGACAAAGAAAGTTTATGTGGCATTGTTGTATTATTTATTTGGAACGTAATACCTGGTTTTACAGTTTCCTCATAGTCACCTCCAGTAGAAGTGGCCTTTACATAGTATTCATCAAACTCGTTACTAGGGTCACCTATAATTTTAAAAATATCTCCGATACTTACACTTGAAGTTGGAAGTTGAGAAAATTGGTTTTTTTCATCAGTAATACTTCCTGGTGTAGTACCTGTATTCATGGCAACTGTTGTTTTTTTATTTATAATAAAAGTAAAATCAGCAACAGTTAAAAACTCTAAATCAGTTGAGGGATTACTGCATACTAAATAACCTGTACCATTAGGTGTGTTTACAGTAACAGAGTTACCACTTAGGTCATAGGCAACTACAGATGCAGTTGAATTGTCACTAGTAACAACAACTATATATTGATTGCTTGTATCTCTGTTTACAACATGGATAGCTGCATTACTTAATGATGAAGATGAAATTTTTGCTACATGTTCTGTTGGTGGCCTTTTAAGTAAACCATCGACAACTGAACTAACTCCATTAATTTGACTATCACACTGTGTAAGTTGTCTCAGTGTAGATGGTTGTTGTGAAACACCATTTATTAAATTTGGTATTGATGTACTGACTAAAGGCATTGGTTACCTCAAGGCTCGTCTTAGTACACCCCTGTTAACAATCTTACGAGTGGTAAAGTTGTCATTAAGTACGTTGTAATCTTGTGTTTGAGCTTCTATTTGTTCAAAGTATAGTAAAGCTTCATTCTCATCAGCTTGAGTAAATCCTGATAAAGTTTGTGATCCTAATATTCTATTTTGAAATCTTCGTGCAGATTTAACTGTTATGTATCTTCTTACATGTTGAGGTAAATCTGTAAATTCTAAGAGTAAAACCATAGTAACAAACAGAGTGCCAGTAAAAGTTGTAAAACTTCGTTGCCCTCTATCATATAACCTTGTTCCTCTTTGTACGACATCAGTCTGTAGTGATTGACCAGTAGTATCTACACTAACACAATTAACAGGTAAATCTATTTCTCCATCTGTATTAGGAGTAATAGGAAAGTTTATTTCTGTATTACAATGTAATCCTCTAGATTGAATTTCTACATTTGTTTCATCTAAAATACTTTCAGCAATAGAAACATCAGCAAGAGTTGCATCATCTAAAGATGAAACTGGAGCTTCACCTATTGATGCAAGCATAATGTTTACAGCTTGTATTTTACTAGTCGGTGTTAATGCCATTTAATATTCCTAAGTTAAAAAAAGGAGCACCATTACGATGCTCCTTAGTTTTAGTTTTATTTTTTAGCACAAGCATATGCATTGATTTCAAGGCCAATAGCAATAGCTTGAACTTTTGGTTTAGTCCAAATCGCCATATTATATTTCTCCTATAATTAAGACGTTTGAATTTGAATAGCAGCTTCAGGTCTAAGAACACCATGACCAGCAGCATATTTTGCTACCATTAGTGTACCTTGTCTTCTGATGTCATATTCTGACTCGACTGCAAGATCCATTAATTTAACTGTACCCACAGCAGATGGGTGTGAAATAACAGCCACTGTATTTGCAGCAGCAGCTACTTGTTGACCATTAGCACCACCAGCATCTACACCAGTACCAGTAACATTGGCAGTTGGTAGATGAGGTACTTTAATTAAATTCATACCAGCTAACTGAGGAACTTGTCCTGTTGCGATTGAACCTTGACCTGAAAAGTCAACATTCACAGCATTAGTAGCATTAGCTAAAAGATAATATTGCTCTGGTTTTAAGAAACAATATCTGTCTTCTGCTGGTACATAGTTGTCATCCAAAGTTTCGGCTGCTGAGAAAATACTAGCAATTAAAGATGTTGCATTAGTATTAGCATCTGCATCAGTAATCACTGTACCTGATGGATAACTTGTATCACCAACATTAGCTGTAGATTCGTTTGCAGCAGCAACCATCATTTGTAAAACGTGCTTATCCATTTGGAAAGCAAGTGCTCTACCCATCTCTTGCGAGTAGATAGATCTTACATCATAATGATTTTTTGCTTCATCGATATTAGCAATAAAGTGATGTGATATTAATAGGTCATTGATTTGAATAACTTTCTCGTTGTGGTTCAAATCTGTACCTACGATTTCAGCTCCAGGAGTGTGGTAAGCAGCACTTGATCTTCCCATTACTGGAAATTGAGCACTTTTTCCTGAAGATATTTGTCGGACAAGATGTTTGTCCATTGTTACGGCAGTTCTTTCAAATGATTCCATAACCTCACCACTGAACACTTTAAGAAATAAAGAGTTTGCATTAGCATAGTTACTATCATTTGCATTAACTGCACCTAGTCTTGAGACTGTTGCATTAGTCATGTTTTATCTCCTTGATAAAATAAGTTAATATAAATGTTTTCTATCTACACCTTACTTCGCAAAAGTATTCTCCTCGGAGAGTTTTGTTCGTTTTGGTTTTGATTAGAGTTTGGAACGAGCCAACTTATCTTGAACTTCTTGTTGATAAGATGGATCTTTACGATACTCTGGTTTTGCCATGTCAGCAGTGACTTGACTCCAGTTATCATATCCGACTCCAGTGGATGCAGCAGATTTACCACCAACTAGTGATGGGTCTGTGCCCTCTGAACTTGTATATCTAGCATTTAAACCTTGTACTGCAAGATTTATTTGGTTTATATCAGAACTGTTAACAGCAGTGTTGAAAGCATTAACTTCATCTTTTGATAAACTATCTTTCGCCCAGTTAACCATTTCTGTATAATGTTCTTTACCACCTACATTATTGTAAACTTGGTTTTGAACATTTGTTGCTAGTGCCTGTTGACCTTGAATATATTGATCAACGACATTTCTTGGTATACCTTTTTGTTCCATCTCAGCATAGCTTGAGTCAGAAAGACTACCATTACTGTTATATTCATTTGAATACTTACCAAAATCTAAACCTACAGACTCCAATGCTTCTTCTGCATTTTCACCTTGTATTTCTAAAGTATCATCTTTAGGTTTTTCTGTTGGTTGTTCTTTTGGTTCTTCAGCTTTTTGTTTTTGTGTAAGCTTTGTGTATTCACCCTGAAGTGAGTCATAAGCTTTTGCTAAGTCTTCAGGAGACTTAAACTTTTCTTGTAACCACTCAGGTCGTTCTTGTGTTGTTGTTGTTGCTTCTTCCTTAACTTCTTCTTGAGGTTTCTCGGAAGTAGTTTCTTCTGATTTTATTGTAACTGTTTCAACCATGATTAACTCTTTACAATAATTGAGCCTTGAGCATTACGATACTTTTTACCTGCTTCGGCAGTTTGTGCATTCCATAATGGTAGGTCTTCAATTTTTAGTTCTTTAGTCTTGGTTTCTTCTTTTGGATTATCCTTATCACTAAGGGTCTTACTCAGTTTCATTTGTAGTTCCTTGTTGTTGTTGTGGTTGCTGGAGATTTTGAGCTGAAGCTTTAGCATATTCTTTTACAGCTCCAGGTGCAGCTTTCTCCATAGCAGAGTTTAACATTTGTTGCTGCATAGCTTGCTGTTGTTCTTGAACTTCAGCAGCTAGTTGCTCGTCAGTTTTAATTAGACCTGACGTATCTATTCCATGACCAGTAGCTAACCTAGTTATCAAATCACCAAAGTCAACTCTTTGAATTGTTTCTGGATTAGCTTGAGCTAGTTGAATAACATCTGTCATAAAGGTTCTAAGCTTATTAAGATCATTACCTCTGCCAAGAGCTTCAATACCAGTTATAATTACTGGAGCTACTTTGTCTTTTGGAATCTTTGGTATCTTACCACTTGCTGACATTCTTTGCATAAGAATATTAACAATAGGTAATTGCATTTCTTGAGATAGAATAGAGTAAACACCACCAAGTGCTGTCTCTAATTCTTGAGCCATATATCTAATTTCTTCAGCAGTAACTCTTTCAGCTTTTCTTTGTATTGCAGAGTTAAGTAAGAAATCAAATGCTAGTCGTTCTTCAATTCTTGTAATAGCTTGAAGAGACACTTGCATGTCTGCTCTTTTTTCAGTTTGTAAAACTCGTACATCATCAGGTTGACCAGTAATCACTGCACCATTTTCAGCTTCAGCTATATCTCTTTTTCGTGTAGTAGCATTAGGCCTTACTAAGAATACAACTTTAGATGTGGCAGCAGCAGCTTCAACCAATGCTTCGGTCAAACCCTCTAGACTTTTTAAGTCTCCTATAAATTCTTCACAGTAACTTCTACCATAATCTTCATTATCAATCCTAACCATTCTTAATGGTATAAAAGGTAAAAGTTCTTTTTTGTATCTTCCTTGCGACTTAGGAATAATTACATCTTTAACTTCTTGTTGAACATTATAAAAATCACCATCTTTTGTGACAACAGTAAATACTTCAACATCTTCATCTTGATTTTTTATGTCAGCTTGTTGTCTAATTTCTTCGTCAAGTGACATCGGTGAAACCATTTCTTTTACAATGATTTCTAATACCTCACCTTGTGGATCTCTTTTTACACCAAAAGAGTGTAAAGGAAAAACTCTCAGATTTCCTTTTTTAGGTAAATGTAATAATACGTTACCACCTACAATTAAATGCTTAAGAGCTTCAAATACTGGAACTCTTATAGCTGAATTTTCAACTTCAGCTTGTATTTCTCTTTCTATGTTAGCAAGTGTATCTTCTACTTTTGTTTTTAAACCAGGTTGATTAACTAATTCTTTTTTAGTTTTTGAGTCAACAGACAATCTAAAGAAAGGGCTATTAGGTGGAAACAACAATAGTAATAGTTTACTTGCAAGATTGTTTACACCTCGTGAACCAACAGATTGATAGGGTTGATATAAATCATTACTATAAGAAAAACCCTCATAAGGTAATAAAGAGGGTATAGTTAACTCAGCACACTCTCGTGCCCTATCAAGATAAAGTTCTCTTTCTGTTGCTAACTTTTCGTATCTGCCTGATGCACTCATTCTAAGTAGGTATGTTTAAACCAGAACCACCACCATAAGAACCACCTAGTGCTATGTCAGAACCAGTAGTTCTCAACGAGCTTCTTCCTTTTTTCTTTTTCTTTTGTGACTCATTATCCACTAACTCTGGTGTCTCAATATCTGATGGATCAGTAAGAGGTGGAGGAGGAGCAGCAGCAGGAGGGGGTTTTGGAGCACTAAATACACACATATTATTCTTCCTTATTTTCTTCGTTTTCTTTTAATGTTATTAACCATTGAACAACTGACCTTTGACCAGATTTAAACCATATTTCTCTATCAGTAAGTTTTATATCTGGACACTCATTTGGAAAAATCTTATCGAGTTCGTCTATAAGATCTTCTAATTTATAAGGTAATTGTTCCATGAAATGTTTCTAAAACCAGTAGTACAGCTATCTTACTGGACAAGCTCCTGTTGCACATTCATCATCCTTTAGCTCTTCTAATGAATTTGCCGAGTTAATATCTATAGGTTCTAATTGTTTTACATACTCATCGTGTTCTTCTTTAGTTACTACTTCTTGTGGTAAGTAAGGATAACCAAGGTCAGAAGCTGATTTTGTAGGGTCATTTCTGTAAAGAAAAGAAACACCTATGTAAATATCCCAATTCTTAAGTAACCATTCTATTATTGCTGGAACTTCTTTTTTATCATACGAGATTGTAACTGAGCAGTTATGGTCAACATAGTTTTCCATTAACAGTTTATATCTATCTAGTTGATCAACTGCTGCTTCCAAGTTTACTTCTTTACCATCTACTTCTGTAAAATCAACATTGTCATGACAAACAGGAAATGTAACTAAAACACTTGTATCATCATAAGGATTATCCATAACCTTGTAGTTACTTTGTTTTAATTTTTCTACAAGAGGATCGCTTTTAGAAAAGTTAATGTTATTAAATATGTATTTACCTAATGGTTTATGTACTCCCTCAGTGGTGTCCATTATTTTAGATAAAGTTCCACTAGGCTTAACAGTTGTTACAGCTTTAGGTCTTGGCATATTAAGTTCTTCAGCCATACTTTCAGCTCCTTTAACTGCTATTTCTTTTAATCCTTTAAATGATTTAGCAGAGTCACAATGTTCCCAACTTACAATTCCAGTTAGGCCAACTCCACATAATCTTAGGAAATTATTAAGCTCATGCCATGTGTCTGCTAACACTCCATCTTTTAGATTAACACAAGTTTGTCTATAGTTAGCTCTTGCAATTAAATAAATAGCTCTAAGTAAACCCTCCCAATCACCATTGAATTTTCCTAAATCACACTCGACTAAGTTACAAAAATTTTTGTTACCTAAAAGTATTTCTGCACATGGATTTAAACCTTTAAACCATGCTGCTTTTCTTTTTGCTGTTTCAGCATTTATAAAACCAGGTTCTGAACCTCCAGCTTCTTCCATTAATTTAAATATATAATGTAGTTCTGCTTTTGTAGGTTTTTGATGAAACACTAACGAGTTATTAGATTGACTTCTTTGTGGGTTGTCATTGAAATGATCTTTCTTAGCTTTAGCAAAATCTTCCCACTCAGGACTATTATAATCTAATAAGCATATTTCTGCTGATCGTCTACTTGATAGTACAGTTCCTACCCAATTAATAATGTCCAAAATATCCAAATGGCTAAGAAGATTACCAGACCTCCTATTAAGTATGTCAACGATTTGTAAAAATGCTTTTGACAAAAGTTTATCGCCTTGCGAAATCCAACCATAACCTGAGAGTCTCGAACCCTCTGGTCTAATTTCAGAGAAGTCAATAACCAGTTTTTCACAGTCATACTTACCAGCAAGAAGTTTTCCAAGACCTTTGCACCAACTTTCGGCACTATCCCCAATACTAACTTTCCAAAGTTTTTTATCTTTGTCATAAGATTCAATGTTGTCATTTCTACCTCCTTTTGTTTTTCGTTTTGTTCGGACAACTTCAACATTATGAATATAGTTTTGAAATCCATTTAAAGTTCCAGTGACTGGTTGGAAACCCACACCACACCCCTGAAGCAATAACCAGAAAGCATCCACTATATCATAAACTGTTTCTACTCTTAGAAAGCTACAATTAAACTGAGAAGCTTCTCTTTTTTTAGAGACTTCAGTTCCACCTAACCATAGTGTTCTACCAGCTACAGATACTTTTCTTTCTAGAAGTAACTTTTTTAATTCAGTAAGCTCTTGTGACTCTTCATAATTTAAGTCATGTTTCTTAGCTCTAATCCATAACCATCTTTGATGACTAATAACTCTGCTTATAGTTTCTTCCCATGTTTCAAATTTATCATTATCTAATGGTCGATTATAAGTTCTTCTTGTAATTACTTCTGCTCTCGTAGATACCATCTAGTTGTTCTCCTTTTTTTTAAATAGTTCCCATTTGTTTAATTTGTATTTTTTAAACCAGACTGATGGTTCGTTACATTTAGCTGCTCTAAATTTTCTTAGAGGATATTTTTCTTCGTACACTTCTATAAGTTCAATAACTGCTGACTTGCAGTCTGAAACTAATTGATTAGGATAGTGCTTCATATGAAGCTTGTTATTTAACTCAAACCACAAAGTGACAATAAACCAATCAAACATCTAACCCCAGATTTTTTCTAGCATTTTGTCTGATTAAAAAAGTTTTCTTATCGTAACACCCCCACCCTTGAATCATTTCTGGATGAGTTAATGTTTCATCTATATATTCATTTATTATATTTTTGATGTGGTCAAATTCACATTTCTCAACACCACCATAAACTTTCTCTTCACCAGTAATTAAAAACAGTATTAAGACCCATTTCATGACACACCTGCTTCTTCTCTAAGCTTTTCTTCATCTGCAATTAAAAAATCAATATAAGCTCTAGCTTTTTTAAGATCCTCAATGTGACCTCTGTCTTGATACCTACATATATATTTAATTACGTTGCCCTGACAGAAACTTAATTCGTTAGCGAGTATAAAATTTATTGGTTGAATTTTGTGCTGACTATAATGGTCAGGATTAATTGCTTTATCTTTTTCTTCTCTTAATGCTTTTGCAATATCATAATACATTTGGACTCCATAGTTTTATTTGTTTGTTTTTAAAATCGTAATCACTAGCTCGTAAGATTCGAGCCATGCGAGCTTGTAACAAAGCTTCGTTTTCATCTAAGTTTGCTTTGGCAAAACAATCTAAAACCACTTGCCAAGAACATTCCTTAGTTAAAATTTTATCAGCAGTTACAACTCCTATACCTGGTACACCTGAATAACCATCAGTTGCATCTCCAGTTAGTGTTTGTTTTAGAAAATTGTAGTCAGCTACTTCTTCACCTATCTCGTGTAGTTGTCCACTTTTCCATAACAATCCTGGAATAGTCATTAGGTCTTTATCTTCAGATACAACAATTTTCTTATCTTTAATAAGAGTAGGATGTGTAGATAAAATTCCTAATACATCATCAGCTTCAAGTTCAGGTCTTACATAAGTTTCATAATTATCTGTAACCCAGCTAACTAATGCTTTGTAGCAGACAGGTTTTCTTATTTTTTTTCTATTTACTTTGTAATTAGGATTAATCTTTTTTCTAAAGTTTTCCTTATCAGTAAAAGCAAAAACAACTTTGTCGGCTTCAGTTGCTTCAAGCAAGTGTTCTACATATTGTTTTATTAAATTAGAAGCTTCCTTTCGGTCACTCCAAAGTGTCCAGACATCTTCACCCCAGTCAACCTCATGCTCACTTGCAGAGGAATATTGATAAGCACAGATATCTCCATCAATTAATAATGTTGTCATTTAATACCTTTGTGGATAGGTCTATGTTTAATAAACCTTATCTTTTTTGTATGAGGATTATAATGTAAGTATTTAACACCAAGCTTTTTTTGTGTTGGAGTTCTTGAGGATAGTCTTCCATCCTTGTAACTCTTAACGTCAACTAGCAACAGTTCACCAGAGTTAACATTTAATGCTATTAAATCAACAGCTCCAGTTTGGCCACTATTTTTAAACACCTCATATCCTTTAGACCATAGCCAAGCTATACAATGATGCTCTGCTATATCTCCTTTACGTTGAGGACTAATGTGTTTGAGACCAATCTTTTCCCACTCGGTATTCGCAATCCAGTTCACATCGGAAGTTAAACTTTTTCTCCGAGTTTCGGATTGCTTGCTTTGCGAGTTTTCCAAGCTCATCAGCATGCTCCTTTCTTGTTTCAATTTGTATTTCATCGTGAACCCATGCTACTTGTTTGCAGTCTAGGTTATGCTGATGGATTAATTCGTGGACATCTATAATCCACTGTTTACAAATCAATGCTCCTGACGATTGCAGTAAACTATTAAGAGCTTTGTGAGCTGACCTAATCTTTAGTTGCCTACCATCAAGACCTTTGATGTAACCTTTAGTTGCTTTTTGTTGTACGTCTTCTATTAATCTTTTGAGTGCTGGTGTTCTTTTCATAAAGTCAGAAATAATTTTCTTTCCTGCCTTTACGTCTTTACCAAGTATCTCTCCCATCTTAGCTGCACCACAACCATAGACTAATGCATAAATAAAAGTCTTAGCTTGTGCTCGTGTGTCTAAGCCTGCTGCTTTTTGGTTTGCAGTGTGTATGTCTCCATCTAAAACTTCTTTAATGTAAGTTCCATTATCATAGCGAGACATAAAATGAGCTAGACATCGCAGCTCTAATCCTGACACATCAATACCAACTAGAACATTACCATCTTCTACAGTAAATAATTCTCTACACTCTTTACCATAAGAAACAGTGGTCGCAGGAACTTGTCCTACGTTAGGATGACTATGGGTAGCTCGACCTGTTACTGCTCCATTAGTATTTACACTTCCATAAATCCTATTGTTTCTAACAAGTTTTAACCAAGCTTGTCTTCCCTCAGCTAACTGTCCAATTCTTTTTTCTATCGTGTAATATTCAACGAGAACTTTTGATTCAGGGTAAGGTAAACTTTTTAGAACGTCTTCATCTACTTTCGGTTTACCATCATTTGTATATTGTTTAGGTTTCCATCCTCTAAGATTTATTAATCTATTTGCAACATGATCTCTAGAACTTGGATTAAATTCTATAACCTGAACTTTTTCAATTAATATTCCTTTTCTGTACCCTAGCTTTTTGTTATTTACTTTTGGTACAAAAGGAGTTCTTACTTCCCAGTCAGGAAAAGAATCTTTCAGTTTTTGTTTAAGGCTTTCTCTTTTTGCAGCAAGCTCACTATACAATCGTTGAGCTTTAGTCGTATTAAATTTAAAACCATTACACTCTTGCTGATAAATTATTTCAGCTAATCTATGTTCGAGCTCTATTGATTCCTCACTATATTTTTTTTCACAAATCTTTTTCCAAAGGGAGTCAGTGACATGAACATCTTGAATACAATATAATAACATCTCATCATTAAATTGTTCCCAAGATCCTGTGTAGTCTCCCTTAGTGTTTCCTAATCTAACACCCCAAGCTTGTAATGAGTGTCTACCAATTAGCTTTGTCGGAAAATCTTTCGTCTGGAAGTCTCGTTCTTTGATATCTGACCAGATTAAACGAGTTAAGACTAGAGTGTCTCTGACCTTACCTTTGTAATTAAAGTCATATACTTTTTTTAAAGCTGGTAAGTCAAACTTAATTATGTTGTGACCTATAATACAGTCAGCTTGCTCTAATCTTTTAAGACCATCTTGAATATTATCAGTATAAGTTTCAACCTTATCTGTAGATGTATCTTTTAAAACAAGACAATGAACTTTGTCCAATTCATCAAGCAACCCATTTGTTTCAATATCAAATATAATCATTTGTCTTTAGGTAAATAAACCATTACAAAAGAACCACATTCAGGACAACTTAAGTTAGTTTCCACACAATACTCAGTGTCTTCATCATCAATGTCATGGTCACCACCCCAAATCAATTCAGTATTACAATGCCAACATTTCATTAGTGCACACTCCTTATTTCTATAATTATTTTTTCAGCTTCTTCATAGTCCTCTGCAAGCTCATCTAATAAATCTTGCATGTATATTTGGCTTACAACATCAGGTGCATAGAGAACTAATGGCTTTCCATTCTTTTGTATTTTTTTAATAGCTCGTTCTAAAGTCTTACCTAAATTGTAAAAGTTGTTATCAGTAGTCATCATTAATATCCTCTAACAGTCTTCCAGTTTCAGGGTTGTATATCAGGTGGCCACATGTTCCAGTCTCTCCAGTAAAACGATTCTTAAGAACTCTTACTGTTGTTCTGTTAGGATCATCAGCTTGTTGATTTCGTTCTAAACTTAAAACCATGTCTGATAGTTGAGCAATACTATGGCTACCTCTTAAATTAGTAAGTGAAATGTTTTTACCCTCTTCAAAAGATGTGTCTGACTTAGGCCTATTAAGATGTGAAACACAAAGTAAACAGATGTTTAACTCTTGCACTAAGGTTCTTAAATTAGTCACAAAGTTATCAATCATACGTCTTTCATCAGTTTGTAAATTTGTAGAAAGAGCTATATGAAGATGATCTAAAATAATAAACTTACATCCACATGACTGTGCAAAGTATCTAATCCTTGACTGTAAGTTATCAAGCTCGGTTGCACCAAAGCTGTCATAAAGATATACCCTGCCAGAACCAACAGTCCGACTGTAAGGCTCAGCCAAGTCATCAAAAGAAACATCATTACACTCCAAATGTAAAGGTCTCTCGACCTCAATGCCCATAAGACCGAGTGCAGTCCTTTTGATACTTTCTTCCAACATAATAAAACCAACACTTTCTCCTCCTTTAATAAGACTGTGACCTATCTCTCTAACAAAAGATGATTTACCAATTCCTGATCCTGCACAAATTGTTACAAGCTCACCACATCTAAGGCCTTTTGTTTTTTCGTTAAGAGATTTGTAAGGATAGTCTGATGAATAAACTAATTCGTTTTTACTAATTACATCCCAAATGTCTCGGCCATCTACGATACCATCAGGTCTAAAAGTTTTAGCTTCCCATATTGAATTAAGCAGCTCCTTAACTTTACCTTTTACAACCATGTCATTAGGATCTTTTTCTGATATACGAGCAATCTTTGCTTTTCCTGGAGCTATAAGTTGAGCACAATCTTGAGCTGCTTTTTGGCCAGCTTCATCCATGTCAAACAAAAACACCACAGTTTCATAACTATTAAGAAACTCTAGTGATTTGCGAATATCATTTTTAGCCGAGCTTGCACTTCGTACTGAAACAACAGAATACTTATGATTAAAACACTGAGACAGTGATATGCAATCTAGCTCACCCTCCACCACAGTAATCATCTTACCACCCTGTCTCCAAAGCCATTCGCCATAGAGTAAACAAGAGTCAGTGTCACCTATAAATTTAAACTGTTTGTTTGGGTATCTAAGTTTTTGTGCAACAACTTTATTATTTAAATAGTAGTTGGCAATCTGAAAAGATTTACCATTTTCCTTACCTACTTTGTAACCAAACTTATCACATGACTCAGCAGTAATATGTCTTTTACTTAATGCTTTTATTTCACCATCATAAAATTTTTTATCTAATTCTTTTTCCATATACTCCTCTCCTTGATGACCACATCCAGGTGTGAAACAAAAACTACCATTAGAATAAACTGCTAAGTTGTTTTTACTTCCACACTTTGGACATGGCGAATGATGTAAAAAATGTGAGTTAGATTTCAACATCGCTGGGAGGAGTAACATTTAGATCGACATTGTGATCTACCCATGCTTTTACATCAAATGATGGGCACTCTTTTCTATCATCTAGATTGTAATGCCCAACAATTTCTGCATCAGGATAGTCTTTTGTAAGACTAAGAAGTAACATTTGTAATGCAGAAAACTGTTCGTCTGTGAAATTATCTTCAGCTTTTAAATCATCATCAACTCCACCAACAAGAGCTACACCTATGCTCTGGGAGTTGTACCCTTTTACATGAGCACCAACAACATTAATATCTCTACCATCTTCTATAGTGCCATCTCTTTTAATAACTTTATGGTATCCTATGTCTAACCACCCTTGACCTCTGTGAATCTTTCTAACCCACTCAGCATCAATATCCATTTCAGGTTTAGTGGCAGTGCAGTGCACCACAATGTAATTAGTTTTTCTTCTTTCTGTCATCTAAACATCTCCTTATAGCTTTGATTCGTTGTTGTTGTTTTGGCTCTCTAATCCATGCAGCAGGAATAGAGACATCAGAAAAATCAAAACCAAACCGACCACACCACATGGCATAGGTTGTCTTTGATTTTTTTCCGATTCTTGTTCTTGAGTTACTAAACACAAATCGTATATCAAGATCAGGATGTTGCTCTTTAATAAGCTTATGTTTTGATCTGTCACTCGACACAAATTGTCCTTTAGCTTCAACGATAATTCCATTAGGTAAAATAAAATCTGGTGTATATTTAGAAGTTGGCTTGGAGTATTTAACTGTAAGTGTTTCATACTCAAACTTAATTCTTTGTTGGCACAACTGACTTGCAATCTCTTTCTCCAAACCACTTCTAAATTTTCTCGGACTAGAAATCGTCTGTTTCCTCTGATACTTTATCTTCCTCTGTGGTTGAATCTGTATCAGGTGCTTCATAACCTTTTTCTTCTTTAAACCCATGACTGCCCATATCTCCATCTTTACCTGAAACAAGCTCTATAATTTGGACTGCTTTAAGTCGCATGGTACATCCATAATTACTACCTGCTAGGTAAGGAATTAACAAAGCACTAACTTTACACTTTGTTCCTCCCCAAATTTGTTCATTAGTAAGCTTGCGACCTTTAGCATCAACAACAACTGGTTTCATATCAGCTTGTGTTCCATCCTTAAGATTAATCTTTGATTTTTGTTTAAAATTAAAAACAAAATTACCAGTGGGTTGATCCTGATCGTCTAACTCTTCTTTGTATGGTAAGTTGTTTGGAACTATTTTTTTTCCCTTACCAAGCTCTTTAGCTTTAGCAACAGTATCTTCTATTTTTTTAATAAGTGGAGCTGCTTGTTCTTTAGTAAGAATCAAACCAAGCTTGTATTCACCAGGATTTGAATATTGATCGTCTGGGTAGTTAAGCCAAGGGTATCTTGCTATACCGATGTCGGTAACTATTTGTTCAAATTTATTTGCCATATCTATTCCTTTCTAAAAGTAGCAACACATAGATTTAATACCTATGTGGGTTAGTTATTATGAAAAAAAGAACTCAGATTCTAATACCTGATCTATAATTAGATCTCCTTTTTTTGGTGGCATCGGAACTTCATTCTTTTTTGATTCAGGAAGCATTGAAATAATGTCATTCCTAAAATCCATTAACACATCATGGCTCTTGTAGATATCAACAAAAGTTGCTCTACAACATTCACCAAGACGTTCTACATCAGCAGCTAGTGTTCCATAACTATCGTGCACCATAGCAAAATCTTTTATACCCTCTGCAAAAGCAGTGCATAAAGTCATTTGTAAATGGCAACTATCAAGAGCATGCACCCAGTTAGGTGAAACTCCTGCTGCTTGTTTTCTTTTATCCCACTTACTATTAAGATTCTCATTTGAAACTTTAAGTTGTGGTCTAAAAACTTTTCCCATTAGTTTTGTTTGTATTTGCAGTGGCTTGTAGTTTTCGTAAGCTTGTTGCACTGGAAAACCCATAGGTGTATACCACACTATAGGAATACCTTCGGCACTGGCAATTCGTGCGACATCTTGTAACCATTTCATTACCTTAGATGCAGCTTCAATTACATCACTGGCCACCTGCCACATAATTTTTGCAAGGTAGCTACAAGCTTTTAATAGCTCATCACCAAAAGGGTGCATGTGACCTTTCTCTTTTCTTTTCTGAACTATTTCATTTACAAAATCAGTCCAAGAATATTGTCTACTGCCATAGCATATTGTCATGGTAGGTCTTTTAGCTATACTTCTATCAACACCAAAATCTAACCACTTTTTAGCAAAGGGGTTTTCTTCTTTTTGTAATCTCAGTATGACATTATCTGCAACCTTTTGATAAATATCAGCAGGCACGTCACTAGGAATCATATTGACTTGTTTGCCAGTTACTAAGCTTCGTATTGATGCACTAAAGTGTTGAAGACCTGAACAAGTTGCATCCATAGATATTGGTAGTGAACTTTTGTATTCTGTTCCTTGATCTAAAAAATTTTTCCATTCTAAACAAAAAGCTAAAAACTGCCAAGGGTCATCTGCATCCATCCAAAATTTATTGTTGTAAGGATTTTCGGCTGAAGCTTTTATGTTATCACTATTTTTTTCAACAAAATCTATTCGATCTTGAAAAGAGCACTTATCATATCCAAAACAATTAGAGCCATGAATTGCAAGATAGCATGCACCTTGCTCCCCTAATGATTTTGCATTGGCAAAAGTTAGTAATGCTTTTTGATAATCAGCTCCTTGTGGATTTAAAAAGGCAGTAGTTGCATATAGCCTACCTCTAAAATCTAATTGATAAGGAAAGTAAAACTTATAGTTGTAAAACTTATCAGCTAACTCAAATGTTTTTGCACATTGTATCTGTTTTGATTTATGTCTTTCCACCTCTCCATACCACACTACCATCTGAGCTTTATACTTTCTAAGTATCTCTTTGTTTTTTAATGACTCTTCACTTGGTTTGATTGGTTTCTCATCTTTAAGATCACCAGGAATTGATCCAACAGTATGACCTTTCTCCCAAAAATGTTTTTGTACTTTCAGGATTTCTCTATTAATAACAAAAGGTGTTTCCTGACAAATATTTATAGAATCATAAACACCAGTCATATCTTTCTCAGACAACTCTTGAAGATATTTATTGTTTTTTGTTTTGACTACAGTAAGTGGTGGTAGATGGTTAGAGTAATAGCCACCTCCATAAGGTGACTGCCATAATTTTGGTATTACAACTGTTGGTAATCTTTCAGGATGTAATATTGAACCTCTTAGCTTTTTTTCTTTTATCCATTTAATACATTTATCAGTTGGACTTATAAATTTCTGTACCTTTTTACCTTTTCTAAAATCTAACTCTGAGAATAAATCACTTACTAATTCTACTATGACATATAAAGTTCTTCCTACTCGGAGTTTATCTTTTACAGTCCACTCTATCCTTTGAAGACCATCTCTTTGTGATGCTTCTAAATATTTTCTGCGACTATATTCATATCCTGCATTTCTACTTTTTAAATCAGAATAAATTTTAGTAAACAATTCTGGATTTTGTTCTGCCATAGCTTCACAATTTATTTCGTCTAAAATGTGTTTGCCAATTTTAATAAATGTAGATGTAGCAGGTTTTCTTCTAGTTGCATTGTTAAGTAAAGTCTTCAATGTAATAATTGCTGCTTTATCAGGCTCTATTAATTGTAAGTTCTCAATAGCTTGTGCTCTTAACACTGGACTATTCTTTGCTTTTTCATTAGCTATATACTCATCAAGTTTATCAGCCACTGGTTGTATGTAATGTTTAACTAAATACTTGGCATAATCTGTAGTTGCTTCCTGACCTCTGTCTTTTTTCTTCTCGTTGTTTTTCTCATATCTATTGATGCCTAACACTCGACTCTCAAGCTCTAGGTTTATTTGTTCCTCAAGGTTTACTTGCTCTTTTATCTTATCTGCCATTACTACTCCTTATAACTGACATTAAATACAACCATATAGGCATTAAAATCAATGGTTGACATAGAGACAAGGCTATTTTGTTGGGAAGGAAATCAAAGAATGCCAAAGTACAAGGAAGATGCTTAAGATTTTGAATCCTTTGCATAAAATCAACCCTTGCTCACTGTGGCTTTCAGATTAGCCAATGTCACTATGTCACCAAATCGTGTCACTTTAGTGTCACCACTTTAGTAGACTGTAATATGTCTCTTGCTTGCTCTAAATTTTTATCACACAAGTGAGCATAACGTAGAGTTGTTTGCATGGATTTGTGACCCATCCATTTCATAACCACAGTCAATGGTACACCTTTTTGTACCAGTCGAGATGCACAAGTGTGTCGGCAAATGTGTGGTACAAAATCTTCATCATTTCTATCTAAATGAATCCTTACTCGATTCCACCAAGCTCTAACCTGATGGTCTTTAAAAATAAACCTATTGTATTTCTTAAGTATACTTGTAGCTCTATCAGTCAAATAAACAGTCCTCTCTAAATCATTCTTACTACCATAGACAATCATAGAGTTATCTTTTTCGTTTAAGTCTTTAAGAGTAATCTTAAGAGCTTCACTTCTCCAACGTAATCCAGTGTCTATTAAGAATACTACAAAGTCAGAGAACTCTTTGTTGCACTGGTCAAGAAATTTTATGATCTTTGCTTCGTCATCATAAGATAAAAAACTAAGTCTACCTTTACCCTCTTTAAGTTGTTCAAGTTTAGGTTGATGCTCTAGTGCACCTATCTTAACTGCATATCTAAATGACCTAGACATTACTGCATTGTATCTATTAACTGTTGCATTAGAAACCTTACGTTTTTCTGTGAGGTGATCTCTAATTTCTTCCAAGTGTTTATACTTTATGCAGCTTACTGGTAAGTTCTTACCTAAGATATCCATTATAAGTTTCATTTTAGAAAAACTATTTAGTTTTACTTCATGCTCATAAAATCGTTTATGTACGTCAGAAAATAAGTTCTCTAAAGTGTATATAGATTTAACCTTTTTACCAGTTGGTATAGGTAGGCCTTTTTCTAATGAATGCATCACTTCAGCATAAAATAACTTAGCTTCACTTTGTGTTGCAAACACTGGCCTTATTCTCTGTGGCTTGTGATCTCTACCAAGAAAACAATCAGCAATCCACTTGTTTCCTCTAAATATTACTCCCACAAATGCTCCTCTCTATAAGACTAGTATCACATGGTAGAGGTGATGGGATTCGAACCCATAAGAACCAAAGTTCACTGGATTTTGAATCCAGCATGTTTACCAATTTCATCACACCTCCTAATGTATACAAGAACTTAATTTTGTATGTATTCTCTCAGCTAATCTCTCACCTTTATATGTAAGTTTGACTAGCTTGTTTCTCCTATCAGTAGGGTCTTCAAAAGACTCTACCAATTCATGACCTTTCTCTCTGTGTCTATTTATTGCAGATAATGTTGCAACATTTCTAGACAGTGTCGATTGTGGCATATTTAAATTATGTACAAGTTTTTGCATTGATATACTTTCACTTGCCATAGCAATATTTAAAAAAGTTCTCATTGTTTGTACTAACATTTCAGTATCGTATTCCTGAAAACATTGGTAAATATCATCTAGACAATAAAAGCATTCATTTCTTTGAGCTTTGTTTATCATTGGTTACTCCTTTAGGTTTTATAACACACCTAATTTTATTTACATAGATATTATTAAACATCAGCAGCTCTCCTCTTCTGAATTAATATCAATCCTATCGTCCATAGATGCATCAATACTATTGATATGAAATATATTATCATCTTTAAAAATATAGACATATAAATCTGGGTCACACTGTTTTAATTGTTCTATAAGTTCTTTAACTTTCATCAGTTACTCCTTTTTATTCTCATATAAAGACAATTCAATTTCTTCTACGTCAAAATCATCTTCATCTTCTTGAATATCTCCTTCTCTCTGAGAATTATGTTCTTCTAACCACTTATCAAAGTTGTCAGTAATACCTTCAAAAGCATAAGGATTATTCTCATCTCCTTTATAATGTATGATATATAGTTTCATTCGTTACTCCTTTTTATTTCTCATAAGTATTAATATTATTTTGTTTCTCATAAGTATTATGTTATAACCTCCTTAGAGCTAGGAGAATTAGTTACTCGCCTAGCTCTTTTTTTTTTGGGTTAATAGTTTGTTTTTTTTTACTCTTCATCATCCTCCTCAACTACGTCTAAGAGTTCTGCTTGTGTGTAATTATGTTGTTCTAAACGTAATTCTCCATCTAGACTAAGACCACCCTCTCTGATTAAAATTTGTGTGGCTTCCTCTTCACTCTCTGCTGTAATAGTATAAATGTATTCACATGGAACACTAAATGTATAATATTTAATCGTCATCACTCTTCTCCCTTATGTGTTCATTAATAACACCTAATATTTTAGTGATGTTTGGATCAGAGGATGTTATTTCTAACTCCTCAATGGTATCATCACCAACACCTAGATCTTGCTCAATCCATCGCTGCGACTCCTCTTTCCAATCCTTGACATCTTCCTCAATGCCAAAACTTATATAGATTCCTCTATCCTCGTGGACAGTTCTTTTATATATTTTATATTGTTTAGTCATAATAATGTTACTCCTTTTTTTAGTTAATGACATAAGAGGAGACCTTAACGATCTCCCCTTTTCGAAATTATTATTTCTCATCAGTGCCATTTAAACTTATATTGTTATTTCTCCTGAGTTGTAATTGACTTAGTGTATAGCCATATTTTTTAGTTAATAGTTCAGTGACCATTTCAGGCCTATCGTTAATCATTAGTAAAAGTGTTTTTTCTCTTTCGTAATTTGTCATTGTTAGTTACTCCTTTTGTTTTATTAGTGTTAGTAAATCAAAGGCACATTTTTGCCTACCATAGTGAATAAAATCTTTTTTGTTTTCACAAAAATCCTCTTCACATAGTTCAGTTCTATCTACTTCATTTTGTAGCCATTGCTTTATATAGACAATAAAATCTTCATTAGATCTTGCCATTGTTAGTTACTCCTTAATTTTTATAGTTTGTATTATTTCCTGGTTCGTATAATCAAAAATATCGATACTTGTATATTTCTCGCCAGTGTCGTTAACTCTTAGAATTAAATCAAAATCTAAAGAATCGTTTTTGTTTACTAGTTGAAAATGTCTATCTTCCATTACTTCATTACCTCTACAATTTGATTGATATTGTTATCTTTTACATAACACTTAAGGCACTCAACACATTTTCCAGAACAATTAATGGCACTTTTATCAAAAGTATCTGAGACACTGTTAAAAGTTTTATGAAATAGTCGAGGTGTAGTTTTTAATGGTTTATCAACTTGTGAATTACTAAAAACTAATATTAAGTTTTTTGGAAGCTTCCTTTTACTTTCTACTTTATAAACTAAATCTTTTCTTTTAGTCCATAAAGCAAAGGTTGTGTGTTTATTCTTTTCACAAATATTTAACAAGTTAATTAAATGTATATCGTTTATAAGTTCACCATCAGAATTAAACCTGAAATAAATATCAAGTATTGTTGGTAGTAATTCCTTATGAATTATTTTTTTGTCTAATAGATCTGAATTGTGTTGCCTTGATGGTACACAACTTTTCCTAAAAGTTTTTAAGTTATTTATAGAATAGCAAGAGCTACAAATAACATTTTTGTTTTTACTTTGCTTTATACAAAATTCATTAGTCAAAGTATTTGTGTTAATGGATTTTAGTTTTTCCATTTTGCCACTACCTTGAGTAATTTTAAGTGTGTTATAGTTCATTGTTAGTTACTCCTTTTTTTTGTCTAAGACTACCTAAAATTAATTAGGTAGTTTCGCTTAATGAAAGCTCATCAGTTAGACTAGTTATGCATAAACTTGTTATATATTAACCTCCCTAAATTATGCTTCCCTAAAATATTACATAATGAATTTATATATCCCACGTCATAAGCTATAGTTTCTTGCTGACCCTGAGCCAATAAAATATCAAAGTCTTTTTTTAGATCCTTATAAACAATTACTATGGTTTTTCTAATTTCTTTTTCAGTTGTCATTATTCTAACCCCTTAATCATTCCCATTACAAAAAAGGCAATGCCTCCTATTGTATATCCAAGAAATGCTTCAAGCATCAATGTAGGTGGATCAACAAATACAAATATAACGGCACTTGTTAAGGCCATAATAAAACAAAAAAGGCTTATGCCTAATAATACTGTTGGATTGTTTAATAGTTTATTCATTAATAGTTACTCCTTTAAAAATTAATTTATTTGCCTTTGCAAATGACTACCTAAAATTAATTAGGTAGTTTCGTCTAATTAAGACTCGTCAGACTTGCTTTTAATATTACAATTTTTATCAGATGTATAATCTACCATTGTTTCAGTTTCATTTATTCGTATAGCTTTAAACAAAGCTTCTACAATATCATCTTTTTTTTGATACCAATAATCGTGATAATGTCCTTTTGCTTCAATTCTTATTCTGTCATCTGGTGCGAAGCTGTGTTTATATCTGGTTATAGTTACTTTAATTTTATCAACTTGATTTTGCATGTTTACTCCTATTTAAAATTAAATATCTAAAAATGGATGATTATCTGGATCGTTTTGCGGTACATATTCTGGTGATAAAAATTCATCTGTTAAACGAACATGAATCTTTTTTAAAACAGTTTGTAAATGAAGATGTAAATGTTTATCTAAACCATCTATTTCTGTTAACAAATATGAGGCAATCCAGAACAATTTATTATTTAACTTAAATTGTTTTTCTAAACCATTACCACCATTTAAAGTTCCAGAGCCACCACCATTTTTATAAACAGTTCCTGCCTCTTGATAGTGTGAAGTTTTAACATTATTATGTTCTAAGACTTCATCAACCTTATAAATAAAATCCATATAAGATCCGTTAAAATGGTTCATTTGGTATTCTAAATGTTTATTTAATTTTAGCATTGTTAGTTACTCCTTTAGTTTTGTTGTAAAAATACAACAGTTATTAATATAAATGTACTCCTAATTATAATCAATATAGAATTGAATCCACTTTGTCAAATAAAAAATAAATAAGTAGAAAAAAAATAGACCCCATAAAACACAAACAGCCAACACAAAAAACTAAATGCTTTGATATCATCATTATAATTATAGCAATAAATATATAATCTGTTGCAATTATAATAAAACTGTTTTGTAGGCCATAACTAATGACATTTTAACTGCCACTATCCACCTAAAAATTTGATGATTGCGATAATGATAATGGGGAAATTTACGGACATACTATACGTGTATACCCCTCATATTTTTGTACTAAAATAAAAAGGTGTATGCAGTAGTGCATAGGTACACTTACAGTTACTCTTTAAGTTAACCCTAAGTATACTTATAGTGTTACTCTTATTACTACTCCTATAGTTACTCTTATAATATAGACTATTAGTTACACTTATAGTTACACTTATAGTTACACTTATAGTTACTCTTATAGTATCTCTTTCCCCTGACCCTCTCTATAACCAGTAGCACATAGATTTTTATCTATTGATCCAGTTATGGCTTTGTTTTTGTGCTCCTATATTATGTTCCATAAACCTATCTAGTTCTTCTTTTAATAAGTTTTCTTTGTGTTCACTTACAGCATCTTCTGCATCTCTATCCATTATTTCAGTCCAGTAGTTAACTGCCATAGATAGAGCTTCTAGTCTATCATCATGGATGAGTGCTCCTCTATCTCTTGTTAATCTTGTTATCTGATAGAACAACTTATACTTAAGATCTTGTGTTGACTCAAAGTCATCCTTAATAATCTTTTCGTCTATTATAAGTTTATGACTATTGAATACTGGTTCTAGTGTATCTATAATTCTTTTCTCTTTTTGTGTACTATGTCTAACTTCATCTATTGTACAAGGATAGATACTAGCTAGAACTGGTTTTAAGAGCTGTGAGAACATACCATCACCAAAGTTGGACTCAACTATTATCTGGTTGACGTTTTGCTCTCTAGCGACCTCTGAGAGCTTTCTTAAACTTTCAGTAGAATAACCATTAAGTAGTCCACCAGATGCTGTTAGGTATAGGTTACCATGTAGCATTTTTACTACAGCATAACCAGTTTCATCTTTACCTCTACCAGCAGGGTCGATGGCCATCACTGATCCCTCCCACTCGGCATAGTCATCTGCTATATGCATGGGAGCTACCCAGTAGTCACCTTTTAGTCCTAAGTTAGGCAGCATCTTACAGGCATCTAATTGGTCTACACCTGATGCCCACTTTAGGCTGACTGGTGCTTCTTCCCAGGTGTGTACTCCTGAAAGAACCATAAGGTCATTAATCTTAAGAGGATACTTGTTAGCATCTGATAGAGATACATCAAGCATAAACTGTAAGGCAAACCCTGACTTACCATAAGATAACTCACGTTCTAACAGATCGTCTTTATCGAATCGTTTAGGATCAGTAGGACTACCTGCTTCTCCATCAGACTCACCTATGATAGGTGCTAGTTTATGACTATAGGCTACCTTTTGTTTATCATCAGGATAACGAGCACACCAGATACGGGTCTTGTAACCTCTCTCGTCTAACTGATTGTACACTGACATTTCAGTTTGAGGTGTACCAAGAAATAATATACGACCACCTGGTTTAACGATAGATTCAAACTCTTTGACTGTCTCTGAGAGTTTGTCTCGCATAAGTTGTGTTTGGGAATTGTTGGCAGACTCGATATCGTCTGCAATAATGATATCAGCTCGTGATCCAGTTAGCTGGCCAGTGATACCCATAGATTTAACTGAGGGTGCATGACTTGCTTGTGCTGTACCAACATCAAAGCTGATCTTAGACATTCTTTGTCCATCTCTAGGTTTAAGATGAGCAAGTATAGGAATCTCGTGGATTAGTCTCAGAGTAAACGTAGAGAAGTCATCAGCTCTCGTCTTAGATGCTGATACGACCAATATGTTTTTCTGAGGGTCAAGTAGGAGTTGGTGGCATACAAATGCCGATGTTATCCAAGACTTACCAGCTCCTCTAAAAGCTTGAACTACAAGTCTGCGAAGTGTTGCATCTTGTATGTAATCAGCCATGTCATATTGGACTGGTGTTGGATGTGGTAAGTTAAGATGTTTCCAACAGACATACAAAAAGTTCTTAAAGTCTTTTAGCTTACCTAACACTTCCATCTACCGACTGATAATTTGACTGATTTCTTCTTTCTTGGCATCTATTGTTCCTATTTGGCGATATAAGGCTCGTACAGAGCCACTATCAGAAATAACGACTGTTACTATTATTAGGGTTGCAAATGCTTGTCTCAGGCTATCCTAGGGCTTTCTTTTTTCTCTTTACATGTATATTGGCATACAATCCTGGTCTAGCCATACCAACTCCTTAAAAAATAATGTAAATTGCTAAATTAATAAGTATGTAAGTAATCATTAACACTTACCCTTTTTCTTTTTCTTTCTAGGTCTTCCTGGTTTTTTATATGTTCCTTTACCCATTGGCATATTATTGTTCCTTAGTTAATTGTTTGTATCTATGTATGTTTCTTATGTGTGTCAAAGTCATAAAAGCATTTAACAACATAATGAATTTCATGTCGAAGTAGATAGCAAATGTCCACCAAAAGCATTGACTAATAAGTCCGATATAGGGTGCATTCTTAGAGTGATTGCCATAACTCCATACAGATATTACAGCAGCAATAGAAGCTGTTGCTTCAATTAAGATTCCTAACATTAGTGTAAGGCATCTCCATCCTCGTCAAAAGGTAACTCTTCTACTAACTGTTTAATAGCTGAGTCATCTGTTGGTATTGCAGTAATATCGTTATCTTTGAGAAACTGTCGAGCAACATTGAGTTCACTCGCTTTGGCTTCACCAGATTTAATTCTGTTAAGAAGATCTTCTGTTAGTGCTAAGTGCATTTCACTTAAGATTTCCTGATCCTTTTTAGCCATTCTTTTCTCCTTTTAATTTCTAATAAATCTTTTTGCTTGTGCCACCCAAGCATAGATAGTCGTGTGCCTATGTAACACAGATAGCCATACCACCAATACTTAATGTTGAAGAACATTGTTCTACTTCTTAAGAAACTTAGAAGCTCCTCTGAATCCAAAGCTGGCAGCTACAATCACACCTAACAAATACTGATAAAAAGGTGGAGCTGTCTCTAAAGCTTGAAAGAAAGTATGTACTCTTTCTTCTTGCCCTAGCAAAAGCATGATTAATGGTATGGTAAAAATTATGGTGAGCCACTCATCTTTCCATGAGTTGTCTGCATTTTTCTGGGCTTCTATATCCCACTCAATTTCACCAGTGACTTTCTTCTCCATAATCTTTGTTTCTGCTTGTACCTGTAATAACTTTTGTTTGGCCTTTTGTTTCTTAGTCTCAAAATATCCTTTGACTACATCACCAAGTAAACCAGCTACTGCTCCAAAAATCATATAGTCCTCCTATTTAGATGTTAACATTTTATAGTTAAAAGAAAATATAACGACAACAGCTACAAGTAAAAGTCCAACACCGATATAAGATGCTATTTTTACAAGCTCTGCTCGTTCTCTTGCTTTTCTTTCTTTTTCTTTTTGTCTCTTTTTTCTTATGTCACTTCTAATTGCTATGAACTCATCCCAAGCATTAGGAGCACCATACCACATAAAGAGTTCTCTTAGTTGATTCTCCATGTCATGTACTTTTTTAAGATTAAAATAAGTATCTAAAGCTTCTTCATTAGAAGAGGTAAACCAACTGCTTTTTTTCTTCTTATGTTCTTCTTCAACCACATTCATTTGTTTGACAAATTTTACAATGTGGTGGCTCACATCATTAAGTTGTTTTCCAATTTCTACACCAGATTTTATAGCAGCAAATGCACTTGTTGCCAGACTTATAGGATCAAGCACTGGGTCATAACCCTTTGGATAACAATAAAAATACTGAACCTAAAATTGTCATTGTTGATGCCATAATTAACAACTCCAATCTCTTAATACGACTTTCTAAATTATCTAAACTTCTTTGTGTAGTCTCTCTGTATACCTGACATTCTCTTTCATGAGCCTCCATCTCTGATGCTACATCTTGAATATTTTTATCTACCATTCTTTTTATAACCCCATCTGTTTTCAGACTTATCCCAAACACCCTTCATAGCTTTAGGTATTTTAATTAAAAAATTACTAAATCGTATTATGTTCTTAGTTAACTGCATTACTCACTCGGCTTATCTGGCATTTTTACAGCTTTAGCTTTGAAAAGCGAATCAACATTTTTAGTTATATCTCTTAGCATTTACTTCCTACCTTTACTATTTTACGAATCCTTAAATGATGTAATTTCTATTGATGGTATAATAAATTGATTTGTACCAGCACCATCCCATAAACTAGTTTGGTTCAATTTACATTGATTACCACTATTATATTCTCTTGCTTGTAATTTCATTATTTTTGCACTTGTCCAAGAAGTAATATCTCCATGTGCTGTATTTGCTCCACTTGCACTACAATTAATTGTATATTCAAATACTTCTGTCATTGATGAAAGATAACCATATATTGTTCTTCTTGCATCTGAAACTTCTGTACCATCAAGAAAAAATTTTATGTGCATACCAGTATAATTTGAACCATCATATTGAGCATGAAAAATAAATTTGTATTTAACTCTAGTAGTACCAGAAGGAGGAGTATAATTAATACTTGAACCAGTAACATCAACATAAGATTCACTCATACTTTGAACACTTGTTACATCAGTTACTGTATATGTTCCACTAGGTACTGTTACTGCTGTACCATTACAAGGACTAGATAGCACTTCAATTATATTACTACCTAAAGATAAATCACTTACTGTATTTGCTGTTGCTCTAAGTATTGCCATAATTTATTCCTTTGGGTGTTTATCCTTTATTGTTTTAATAGTTTCTTTCCACTTATCAATTCCATTATGATATATGTCATCTAATTGGTCTTTAATACTCGGGTATTCTTTTATTCTTTTCATTTTGTAAGCATTAGCTTCGTCTACTTTATCTAATTCTGCTTTCTTTGTTTTAATTTGGTCAACAGTAATATTATTTGGGTTTTTGTCGTGCCAAGTAATTTTATCATAATCTTCGCTAACTACTTTTACTTTTGCTTTTGAATCTAAAGCTAATATTGCATCTACTATTAAAGCCATTACGCGCCTATCTCCATTAAAATAAGATTTGAACTACAAATACCAGTTTCTTTAGTATTGTAGTTATAACCAGCACCATTAACTATTAAAGTATTATTTCCTAAACCTCCACTATAGGTGTTTGCAAAACATTTAATATTATAGGTTGTTGCTGATGTTGTGCTAGGTGAATCTACAAAACAAAATGACAATTTTTCTTCTGGATAATAAAATGAATTATAAGATTTACCTGTGTGCATTTCACCTACCCCACTATTCCAAGTGCTTGCATCACCTTCTCCAATATGTGTTGACCCTCTAAATATTTGTAATCCATAATATGCTACTGCAGTATTAGAGTTAACTTGCACTCCTCCCATTAATAATATTTTACTACTTGTTGCACTAGGTGTAATTGCTTGACTTAATACTGTTGCTGCAGAATCTACATTTGTATTTGAATGTGTTGAATGATCATCCTCATGTAAAGATACTACTTGTAATATTTTACCTCCACCTGGAACAGCAAAAGAATTATCACCTCTTAAAAATGTTGTACTATCTTTTGTTCCGGTTGCTGATAATTGCGACATACCCACAGTACCAGAGCTTGGTGTTCCGATGTTTAAAACATCACCTAAAACAATAATACTATTTATAACATCGCCAGTAACAAGAGCTGAAGTGAATGTAATTGTTGAGCCGGAAACAGTATAATTTGAGGTTGGAGATTGTAAAATTCCATTTACAGTTACTAGTATATGGTTTGCACTAGCTGGAGAAAAATTAGCCGACCCACTTTGCATAGTATAAGCTGCCTGACCATTAACTGTAGATATAGCATCTAGCTTTTTAAATGAACCTGATGTTGGTTGTTGTCCTAGGTATCCCATTAATCAGTTCCTCTAGTTGGAAATTTCATATTATCACAATCATCTAAAGTTTTAACACCCTCTGTTATATCTCTTAATTCTTGTCTATATTTTTTTAACGAAGCAGAAATTGTTTGGCTCGATTCTAATGCTTTTATAACTTCCCAATCTGTGGATTGTAATAAAAGATTTCTTTCCATTCTTCTTGCATTAAGTGCATCTTCTAATTTTCTTGTCATTCTATGTGTCCTTTAATGCTGTTATAGTTAAAGTAGGTGCTATATATGTTGATCCATTTCCAGAACCACTTGCACTTGTACCATCAAAATAAACCATTTTGTGCATATTTCCAGTATTTGTAGAACCACCTGAACCATCAGTATATTCTCTAGCTTGTATTTTCATTGTTTTATTAGATGACCACGATGCTACATTTGCATTTGCTGTATCAGCACTTCCACCAATAGTAATTATATATTTTAAATCTACGGGATAAATAAGATATGCTCCATATAAAGTTTTTCTAAATTTAGTTGCTTCATCAGAGTCAACATAAAATCTGAAATGACCTAGAGGATAATCACCATCTCTAACAAACCAAGTGTGTAAATTATACACAACTTTCGTTGTTCCACTTGGAGGATTGTATGTAAAAGATGAACCTGTAACATCTGCATAACTACCTGTTAATGCTTGTAATGCTGTAACATTTGGCATTGTATATGTACCACTAGGAACTGTAACAGAACGACCATCACATACTCCTTGTATTTGTTCTATAATATTACTACCCGCATCTACTGCTCCCGTTGCTATACTTGCTGATAATATTTTACTTAATGGCATAATCTATTCCTTTGGGTGTTTTTTCTTAATTGCAGTAACATTTTCTTGCCACTTAGTTAATCCATTTTCTGTTATATATTCAAGCTGTTGTTCAACAGTTCCATACTCAGCTTTTCTATTATCTATTACTTTTGCATTTTTTTCTAATTTATCTGCATCAGATTCTTTAGCTTTAAGTTGGCTATCTGTTGGTTTAGCTTTATCTTTTATATTCCATTCAGCAATATATGCACCTTTACCATCATCTTGCAAAGTTACTTCTGCCATAAAATCTACAGTTCTTCCCATATATGCTTCTATTTTTTTATCAAGACTTGCCATTCTACACTCCTAATTTAAATGCACCAAAATAACTTCCACTTGTACCTGCCGATGCAACGGGTGTTCCACTTGAAAATGATGGATATGTGTATAACTCTATATAATCACTAGACCCATTCATTTCAAAAATACCACCTGCATAGGAATTACCAGCATCTCCATTATTGGTTCTATGGTCAGTATAACCTGCATACATATGAGTAGTGCTAGTGCTACTTGTTCCATTTTTCCAAATTCTAGTTAATATCCATTGCAAGTTTGCTTGACCAGTTGCATACATATTAACATTACCAAAGACATAATATTTACCTGCAGTTGTAGGTGTAAATCTAAAATTAGTTGAGTTATCATAATTTCCTGCAGTATCAAATAGTTCTGTATTACATTGAACTTTAGTTTGTGCATTATTTGTTACAGCTGTATCAGAACTTAAATATGCTAAAAACATTGGTGCATTAGGTGTTGTAGAAATACTTGCAAAGCTATTATCACCTCTTAAAAATGTACTGCTACTTGCTGTGCCTGTTGCTGATAATTTTGCTATTGAAACCGAACCATCTGCTAATTGACTTGTACCAACACTACCACTTGCAGGATT